AACGATCCGGTCTACGGTGTCGTTAATGTCCCGAATCGTAATCGTGGTTCCCGGAGCTCCGGAGACCTTGCCGGCGAGAGCGGAGAGCATAAGCCGGATAGATTCGCGGAGACTGAAGTTCGTCTCAATGTCGTTCGCGTCTAAGAGCGCCGTCGCGAGACCCTGCGCGGAGAGTGCTTCCGCGCCACCGATGTCTGCCGACAGGTTAACGAGATTGGTGATCGAGTTAGTCAGGGTACCCGTGGCCGAAAGAGCGGCGGCAAGGTTTAGGATGTTCCCAAGCTGAGCGTCGGTGAACGATCCGGAGGCAGAGAGGTTTGCCTCGAGGAGAAGGATAATCGCAAGCTGAGCATGGGTTACCGAACCACTGGCCGAAAGGCTTGCCTCAAGAGCGACGATAAGGGCTAGGACGGCGTCGGTCGTAGACATCGAGGCGGAAAGGCCTGCTTCGATATTAATCCCGAGAGCAAGCTCCGCCTGCGTTTTGGAGATGCTCGCCGAAAGCTGTCGGTAACTTGCGAGTCCGCCCGACGTTTGAGCCATTGCCCATGAATACGGATGGACGTACCCGTTTGGTATCGCCGAGAATCTGGGCATTCCCTCGCCTTGATCTCCAGCAAATCGGTTCCTGAAAGGACCCGACTTGTTGAAGTTGTAACGGTCTCCGCTCGCAATAGTGCCCGAGAGAAATCTCCCCGGCGACTTATGCAGAACTGAGTAGTTACCGAGTAAACCCATCAAGCCCACCCGATATCAAGGTGACCGTAGATCGAGGAGTTAACCGGGGTCGCTGCCCCCGAATACATAAGCCAAACCAAACATGCGCCGTCTTCGATCTTAGGCATCGAAGGAAGCTGGTTAACTAGGTCCCGCTCCGCTGCTACTCCGAGCGTCGTAATTGGGAGAGTGAGGAGAGGCTTACAAAGACCCACCGCGTATTCTCCGGATACATACGAGGTCGAATTTTGAATCGTTTGTACCGACCGGATTCCGGCGTCTCCGCTTTGAAGAGGCATGAACGGACCGAACTTTCCTAGACCCGTGCCAGAGTAAAGAATCAGCCCGTTAGCTGCGGCGGTCTTTCCGATTGGGAGAGTCGTCGGAGTGGCGCGGGATGCGGTTCCGGCGCTGTTCGTGTACCCAAGAGAAAGGTTGGGCGTGGCCGCGCCCATCGCCGTGGTGTTCGTATTCCACATGAACGCCTGGACACCCGCGCCCGAGGTGTACCGAGGGAGAGTTACGGTGTTATCCGTAGCTTGCGCGGTCGTTGTAGTCACCGACGTAACCCGGTACCAGCCGAGAAGATCCACGAGCATCAGGATACAAGGTGCGGTCGTAGCTGCGGCGGTGAATGCGGAAGCGTTCAGAATGTGTTTCGTCGCCGGAGATACGTTTCCGCCGTGAGGAATCCCGCCGGCGTTTGTTAAAGTCTCGGTAGCCGCTTGAAACGCTAAGTTCGTTCCCGAGTTATAAATAGATCCGGTCGCTGGGTTACCAGTACCCTTCACTAAGCAGTGCCACTCGCCCGCGACCGCTGGGGTAGTGGGGAGAAAGTTCTTGTTCCAATCAATCCGAAGGAATTGTCCGTCTTCGGAAACCTTCGAAACAATGTCGTCCATGCTAGTAAAGCCCATCGGTCACCCCCAGGAAGTTGTAATTTCGCCGTGAAGCGCCGTCGCGGCGAGAGTCCCCACCGGGCAGCAAATCATGTTGACGTAAGCGTCGTCTTTGATCTCGGGAAGCCCCGAGAAATCTTTGAAGTAATCCACTTCGACCGGAGCGTCGTTACCCCTTAGCGTCATCTGGGCGAGAGGCTTAACGAGAACGAGAGTCATTAGACCCACGTCCGATCCGGTCATCGTTAGGCTCTCAATGGAGCGGACACCCGAATCCCCGGACTGAAGGGGAAGGAAGGGGCCGGCGCACCCGGCGGTCGCTCGATTGGTCGTAATGATAGTCCCGTTAACGAACTGGTTGTTAAGGAAAACCGGAGTGGTTACTCGCCCGCTTACGCCGTCTTGATTGGTGTAGCTGACGACGAAAGACTGCGTAAGCCCGGTCGCGTGACCCGCGACCACCACGGCCATGATTTGAACCCCGGCCCCGTCAGCGTACCGAGTTAAAGTCGCCGTGTTATCCATCAACTGCTCTTCGCCATCCAAAGACTCGTCAATGAACGGGTAGTAAAGAAGGTAATCCAAGATCTTCGCGTTCATGGGAAGAGCCGTCGCGGTGGTCGTCATCATCATGAACTTGCGCAGGAACTTCTTTGAAGGGCTCATCGACGGGCCGTGATTGAGACCGCCGCTGGACGACCTAGACATTGGAACGGCGACGGCCGGAGCGGACGCATAGTAAAATGGCGCCGGATTTCCTGGCGACAGTGCGAGGTCAAACCACACTCCCGAGCCTGTGGCTTGAGTCGGAGACTTTCTCCACGTCGCATAGTGCGTTTGACCGGAGTCAACGTCGCTATCGACCAAGTCTCTGATTGAGGCAAATCCGGCCATTTATTAGTCCAGAGTAAATACGAGATCCCCGGCCGAGAACTGAGGCTGGTTACCCGTTACAATCGTTTGGGATGCGTTGAGTGCTCCGGAGACTAGGATCGTTCCCGCTCCGCTCGAGGTCGTAACAATCGAAACGTGCGTGACTGTAGAGCTACCGCCCGTGGAGATTGGGAACTGTACGAGTGCGGCGTTCTCAACGGTGGCGCCCGATACGGTGAATCCCGTTGCTCGGTCTACTGCGACGCGGGCGTAACTCGTGTAGTTTGTTTCGCTCGTCGTCGCCGTGCCGGCTTCTCCTGGATCCGCGGTGTGGAGCGCGAGCCAAAGATCGGTGTTCCCGTTCCAAGAAACGTCGGTTCCTACAAAGATGTAGGTGTTAATCGCGGTTTCGGCGGTGTTCGAAAAACTCATTTATGCGCCCTCGTTTAGTTCGAGTTGGAGTGCCTTCATCTTTTCGAAGATCTTCGAAAGTCTCGCCTTCTCGGCGACGTTCTTTTCGATCCCCGATTTCAGTTCGGATTCGATCTTCGACAGGTTGTTGTCCCGCGCATCGAGGTCACCGCGCTTGGCTTCCATCGCCAGATACTTTTCGCGGTACGCGGATTCAAGCTTAGCTACCTGCGCGCCGTATTCACTCTCGCGGCCGGCAATGCTCGCTTCCGCGGGTACAAGAACCGCTTCACGCATACTGATGCTCTCTAGCGCCTTGTCGTTTTGTTCTTTAAGTTCGACCAGGCTCTTCTCGAGAGCGGAAAGCTTTGCGACTTCCGCCGAGAGATCCGAGAACTCTTTCGAGTACTGGGCGTGGGCTTCTTTGTACTCTGCAAGGCGAGCCTTCAGAGCCTCCTTGTCGGCCAGGAACTCTACGAGTTTTCCAAACTCGTTCATTCCTGACTCTGGAGGGGGTGCAATTCCCATCATAACGGGGCTCCTTAGGTGTTCGTGATGTAGGCGACCTTATCGGCCGGCGTTACTTGGAAGTAGAGCGTGGTGTTCGCAGCCAAACGGAAGCTGTTCGTGGTCACCGTTGGGTTAGACCCAAACTCAAGCGAGATGATCCCGTCCGTGTGGACTTGAATCATCCGAGTCTTGGCGTTGAAAGCCGCGCTTTGCTGAGAAGCACCCGAGGACGTAAGCGTCTGGGTTGCCAGCGGCGGCATTTGCACTACCGACTTTACGTTACCGTTGTAAAGCGAAGGCTCGGTGTGTTCGGTGATGTAAATTTTCGCCATGGTCTAGCTCCTTAGGCTGGTGGCCAGTTGCCTTTAACGATGTGGGCTTCGATCTTCTGGAGAAGCTCGAGAACTTCAGACTTCAAAATCGTGCGAGTTCCAGACGCGGTGTTCACGCCGGTAGTGGCGAGTTCGACCGTGAGCTCTACGAGATCCGAGTTAACCGCGGCGCCGGCTTCTTCAACGACCGAAAACTCACCTTCGCCGACCGACAATTTGTATCTACGAGTTGCCATGTGTTTCTCCTAAAGTAAGAAGGGCGGGGATTTTAACCCCCGCCCCGACTTAACTAGACGACGTACCGAATCTTCAGCGAAATGGTTCCGGCCGCGTCCGCCGCGCCCGTAAGCGTGGCAACCACGTCGTACACAAGGCCTGGATCAGACGAGAGGCCAAGAGCCGACCAGAGTTGTTTTTCAACATCATCTGGATCGAACACCGCAGACTCGTGGGTGATGTCGGTGCCGTTCAGGGCGCCGCCGCTCAAAGAAACCGCGCTTCCGAAGAAGTCGGCGTCCACAACCGCGCTACCGTTAAGGGTAGTTTGGTAGAGACCGAAGTCAGCCGCGGTGGTCGTTCCGACGTCATCGCAGTAGAGCAGGATTTGGGAAACGCGAGCATTCGAAGGAATGCTTGCGAGGATGTACTTCGAACCGATCGAGTCGCCGTTGGCGGCTTCAACCGTTCCGACAGATTCCCGAACCATCCCACCCGAAAGGTAGGCGCTGTTTTGGACTTGGGGGAGCGTATCGCGATTCGTGATCGCTCCAGATTTCGTAGTTACGACGGCCATGTTTTATTCTCCTTTAAGAAAAGTTAGGGATTAAGCTTCCGAGCATTTGATCTCGACGATCTTTTCTTCTTCGAGACGAGTGGCGCCGGCCATCATGTGAACGTAGGCCTGCCATGGGTGACCCGACAGATCCTTACGTTGCGAGATGTCCGTCTTCATTTCTTCCCACTTGCCGAGGTACATGCCGGACTTCGCGAAGACCGGAACGCGGCGGTAAGAGGAACCGTCGACGTCGACGCGTTCGCAGTGGATGAGGCGGATACCGAGGACTTCGGTGACCTTGCCCTTATCGATAACGGCGCCCATGCGGTAGTCGTTGTTGATGACTTGAACTTCCGCGAGGAGGTTGTCGTGCTGAGCGGCGGTGACGACAGCGCAAAGCGGGTCGCTCTCGATGTCGACTTCAGCCGCCATAAGAAGCTTCTTCGCTTGGCGAAGCTTCGCAATGGTGAGGCCGGTGTTGGCAGAAGCGCCGTAGTTGACGGCGATTTGCTGTCCGGCAGGGAACGTCGTAGACGTCGTTCCGAGCTTGCCGGTCTTCGCGGTTCCGAAGATCGCGTCGAGGATAAGGTCGTCGTACTGACGGCCAGCGGCGTTCACCGCGTTCTCGACTTCTTTCGACGAAGGGTCGGCGAGGATCTGAAGCTTGTCGAAGGTGTCGATCATTTGGTTAAGA